ACCGGATGGCCGCGCGCCCGCCCCCACGTGGAGCCCTGGTGACCGTTCGATCCCCCCCCTTTGGTGCGCTGGTGCCCGTACAATACCAATTGAGCGCATTTTTGGAGTCCGCGAATTTAGTTGAGCGTAATTTTGAGATCCGCCCCGCGGACCCGTTCGAACTTTAATTTGAATTAAAGTATTACCGTTGGGAAGCGTCCAATCACTTTTGTCCTGTCGCGCTTAGATATGCGTTAAAGTCCTTGGTGCACAAGTTTAGCCGTTATATAAAGTTTAACCTATGTTTAACCGTCTTGCTTTAATTCGAAATGCCTAAGCGCGATGCCCCGTGGCGCTCTATGGCGGGAACCTCAAAGGTTAGCCGCGCTAACAATTTTTCCCCTCGTGGAGGTATGGTGTCCAAGCCCAACAAGGCCGCTCTATGGGTTAATAGGCCCATGTACAGGAAGCCCAGAATATATCGTACTCTAAGATCGCCCGACGTTCCCAAAGGCTGTGAAGGGCCTTGTAAGGTCCAATCCTTCGAGCAGCGCCACGATATCTCCCATGTCGGCAAGGTAATATGCGTGTCCGACGTTACCCGTGGTAACGGTATTACCCACCGTGTTGGGAAACGTTTTTGCGTTAAGTCCGTGTACATTCTAGGGAAGATATGGATGGACGAGAATATCAAGTTGAAGAACCACACGAACAGCGTCATGTTTTGGTTAGTTAGGGACCGTAGACCGTATGGAACGCCAATGGACTTTGGCCAGGTGTTCAACATGTTCGACAACGAGCCCAGTACTGCTACTGTCAAGAACGATATTCGCGATCGTTTTCAAGTTTTGCACAAGTTCTACGCCAAGGTTACAGGTGGACAATATGCAAGCAATGAACAGGCTCTCGTACGGCGTTTTTGGAGGATCAACAACTACGTGGTGTATAACCATCAAGATGCAGCGAAGTATGAGAATCACACCGAGAACGCCGTATTACTTTACATGGCATGTACGCATGCATCTAACCCCGTGTACGCAACGCTTAAGATACGAATCTATTTTTATGATTCGTTAATGAATTAATAAAGTTTAAATTTTATTGCATGATCTTCAAGTACATAGTTTACATAACGTCTGGCCGTTGCGTAACGCACAGCTCTAATTACATTGTTAATGGTAATAACTCCTAATTCGTCTAAGTACATGGTAACTATGGATTTAAACCTACTTAAATAAGTCGTCCCAGAAGGTTGAATCGATGTCGTCCAGACTTGGAAGTTCAGGAAGCATTTGTGGAGATCCAATGCTTTCCTCAGGTTGTGGTTGAACCGTATTTGTATGTGGTATACCCTGTTGTTGGTGTACAGCTGGTCCTCTACTCTGTACATCTTGAAATAAAGGGGATTGTCTACCTCCCAGATATAGACGCCATTCTCTGCCTGAGGCGCAGTGATGAGTTCCCCGGTGCGTGAATCCATGATTGCTGCAGTTAAGGTGGACGTATATGGAGCAGCCGCAGTTAAGATCAATTCGTCTACGGCGAGTTACCCGTCTCTTCGCCGCCCTGTGATGAGGCTTGATAGAGGGGGGAGTTGAGGAAGACGAATTTCGCATTATGTAGAGTCCAGGCTTTGAGAGCTGAGTTTTCAGCTTTGTCGAGGAAATCTTTATAACTAGATCCCTCGCCTGGATTGCAGAGCACGATTGATGGAAGCCCGCCTTTAATTTGAACTGGCTTTCCGTATTTGCAATTTGATTGCCAGTCCTTTTGAGCCCCAATCAATTCTTTCCAGTGCTTTAGCTTTAGATAATGCGGGCTTACATCATCAATGACGTTGTACTCCACTAAGTTTGAATAAACCCTAGAATTGAAATCTAGGTGCCCGCTAAGATAATTATGTGGGCCTAACGCACGAGCCCACATTGTCTTCCCCGTCCGACTATCGCCCTCGATGATCAAACTTATGGGCCTAACAGGCCGCGCAGCGGCACCTCTCCCGAAATACTCGTCAGCCCATTCTTGCATCTCGTCAGGAACATTAGTGAAGGAGGAGAGGTGAAACGGAGAAGCCCAAGGCTCCGGAGCCTTAGAGAATATCCTGTCCAGGTTACTGGACAGATTGTGATACTGAAATAAGAACTTTTCCGGTAACTTCTCCTTTATTATTTGCATCGCTGCTTCTTTGGTCGATGCATTTAACGCCTCTGCTGCAGCGTCATTAGCTGTTTGCTTACCTCCTCTAGCAGATCTCCCGTCGATCTGGAATTCTCCCCATACAAGAATATCCCCGTCTTTGTCGACGTAGGACTTGACGTCGGAGCTGGACCTAGCTCCTTGATAGTTCCCATGGAACTGTGTTGAACTATGTGGGGAGACCAAGTCGAAGAATCTTTTATTTTGGCAGTTGTATTTGCCTTCGAACTGGAGCAACACATGTAAATGAGGCTGCCCATCTTCGTGGAGCTCTCGACAGATCTTGACGTATTTCTTATTTGTTGGGGTTTGAAGGTTTAGTAGTTGGGAAAGTACCTCCTCTTTGGATAGTGAGCATTTGGGATAAGTGAGGAAATAATTCTTGGCATTTATTTGAAAAGGCTTGACCCGTGGCATTATTGTAAATAAGAGGCTCACTACCGGTAGTAGCTCTTCTCAAAACTCTATATGAATCGGTAGTAAGGTAGTGTATTTATAGAAGTTCTCTCAAGGACACGTGGCGGCCATCCGACTATAATATT